ATCCTCTTTCTTCACCCAGAGAGCCATTGGCGGGGACAACGCTGTAGTCGTAGGCTGTCCCGGCATAGGCTGTCAGGGAGCCAGAGCGGCAGCGACGATTCATTTCCGCTTTTACCCTTGCTTTAAGGCTTACAAAGTCCGAGGCAAGAATCTGGTTCTGAGAATTAAGAGCCAATATGTTTCACCCCCTTAACTGAATGCCGCGCCAACAGCTACCCATGCAGTGCCGTTGTGGTATTTGATAATACCGCCGTTTGCGGTATCGATCCACAGCAGTTTGGTATCCGGCGCCGTAGCGGAAGCTACAAAGCCACCGCCGCCGGCTGGCGCATAGATGGCATTGCCGGAGATACTGCCCCCACCGTTGATGATCTCTGTTATCATCACCTGTACCGCCATGTCCGCATTGGGCTTTTCGCCCATTGCCTTGGCAGTAAGGGTACCGTTGTTGTTCTCAATCCAAAGGGCAGATGTGCCGCTGTCGAGGATAACGCCAAGAGCGGTTGCGTCCATCTGGATATCCACCTTGCTATTGGCAGTAGTCCCAAGGCCGGTTACCGTCTGGCTGTAGGGACTTTCGGAGCCGAGCCAAGATGCCGCAGGAAGCGAAAGCTGCTTAATAACAACCGCCCGGTTTATCTTGTACTCCATCTTTCCGATGGCCTGCGTTACCGTGTCTGTTGTGGTTACATTCTGCCGGGAGGTTGCCTGCTTGTAGCCGGGGATTTTTATTTGGCTGCCGGTGTAATCGCCGGTTTGCGGTGTCACTGCTCCGGTGCGGCCGTTAAAGCTCGCAACAGTACCGGGGCTGATAGTGTGCGCTACATACTGCAAATCGGAGATCATTGTGGGCTGGGCTGTGTAAGTGGCTATCGGCAGCTGGTACACAGTACCGCTTGCATTGATATCCTCCTGCACCAGCGCCGGAAGCGGGTCTTGCGCCTGTGTCACAAAAGAAATCGGTGCTTCGGTGTTTGCCATGTCAATTTGGATAAGCAATCGACCGGGGACGGAGCCGCTGGTCGGGAGCGTCGCATTGATCGTTTGGGCTTCCACAACAAAGTTTCGGCCGAGGATTATCCCACGGCCATCGGAAACATTTATGATGTTACCGCCCTGTGTAGTTACCTCAACGCCAGTAAAGATGCCGCTGTCGTTGATAATGTGGTTGTACAGATACGCATCATCCGTTGGAGTTACGATAGATGCGTTATACTGGAGCAGCGTTATCATGCGTTTGCCCTCCTTTCAAGGATTAAAATTTTGGTAAGGTCGGCACGGACAACGCCGAATGTCATTTTTGTAACATCCTGCGACCTTGCATAGCCGGTAAGGATAGATTTGTAACTACTGTCGCCATCAATGACCAAAACCTCTGTGCCGATGGCCATCGAGGTATCAAGTACGCCACAGTCGTTGCGGGCAGTCAGCTCGATCATGTTGTCATACTTTTGCGGGCTTAACGCTTCGTAAGCCTTTTTGTATGCAGCAGATTCAAAATTGATATCCGTTTCCAAAAACTGCGCCGCAAAAAACACAGGTGTAATTCTGTCCGTGTTGTTTGTGTCGACCTTGCCGTTAGGATGCAGATAGTAGGTTATGCGCTGCGTCTCATCGGCCTTGTTGTAGATGGTTACCTTGTTCAGCTGGCCTGTACTGTCACCGATGATGATGTTTTTATCCACGATGGCCTGTAGATTTGTTTCGATTACCGCCGTTTCGCTAACCTTACCAACCTTAACGGAGATCGTCTTTTTCTGCGGGTCAAAGCTCATGTTGACAGCTACGCCGTAAGCCGTCAGAGATTTCGTGATGATTTCGTAAAAGCTGTGGATGTTGTCCTTTAGGTTGAGCGCCCCGGTCGTTTCGGAGGTCGTTTCCACCGTCATACCGGATATGTTTTGCAAAGCATCTCCAGAAGAAACAAAGTTATCTCGGATGATCGAAGCAATAAAAGGCTCAATCTTTGCAGAGGTCGTGCGATCGAAATATACCTCTGCGTCAAAAAGCGACATAAGAGGCTGCGCCGAAATCGTTACGCCCGTTTTATCTGTTTCCACATCGTCAACGATTCCCTGATAAGCTACATTCCCGTTTTGGTCTGTAACGCTTATAAAGTCGCCCTTTTTCGCATCCAGCTTTACGGCCCGGAGAGTAGTTTTTTCTAGGGTCAGGTAGTCAAACTGTATCTCCGGGCTTTCAATCGGCGCAAAACTTCGGAATGTGAAATCCCTTGCGAATACTTCGCACTTAAACAGAGTATGCAAGTTTCTCCACCTCCACATATGCTACGATATCCGATGTGCCGTCGTGCGAAAATGTCAAAGTGCTTTCTCCCGGCGGAGCATAGATAAATCTTCCGGTCGAAAAGTCGCTGGACTGGTACAGGTTTTGGATGTATGTCCCGTCGAGCGCATACTCTGCGATCTCCATTGTTGCAGGGTCAGCATCAACAACGAGTTTGTGCCCGTCAGGGATTGTTGCGGTTACTTTTCCGACCGCTACACGGGTACCGGCCTTGATAAGCACCCAAGCCGGGTTGACGACCGGGCCGAAGATTTGCAGCTTGCAAGGAGATGCCAAATCCCCGTTTCTTATTTTTGCAGTTCCTGTTGCTGTTTCTGCGTAATAATAAGGATAAGTATAGCTATACCTTTTAATCCCTTGGTCTGGCGCTTGACTTTGTGTTACCTTAACAGCTTCGTGCCAAGTCCCGAAGCAGAGGAATGTAACCGGTACTGCCAAATAGCCGGATTTCAGCTCCGACTTATCCGCAGACTGCACTTCACACTTGATTTTGTACCATGTGTCCAGCGGGGAATACATCAGGTAAAGCGGGCCTTTTGTCACGAACGAAATAAACGCCTGATACCGGGAATAGTCGAAGAATATCATTTCGCCTGTCACGGCATACTGGTTAAGGAATTCATCCGATACCAGCCATGCGCTTCCGGCTTGGATGGTGGAGTAGGTTTTGCCAAAGCCTAATCCACCCGGCGCATTGAAGTACGCCGTTTTGTCCATCAAATCCCATTCGGCGCCGACACCGTTCTTGAGCTTAAATTTTCTCATCAGTAAGCCCTCCCAAGCGCACGGTTGACCGCCTGTACCAAGTTCCTTGCGGCAGCTTCCCCGGCTGCGTTATCGTAGCCGTTAAATGTGTTGTTCATTTCGATGGTAATTCCACCACGCTCATTTCCGTTCAGCGGCATTACATGGGCACGCCCACCGGCCATGGTAAGCAGCTCCGGCCCGGCTTCGCCGACGATTGCGCTGCCGGAGGACAAAACTCCGCCCTTGGCAAGATAAGCAATTTTTCCGATGGTCGGAATATTAAATCCGAGGGACTTACCGCCCAAAACAGGAACCCAGTCAGGGACATCAAAGTGGATCTTATTCAGACCGTTTATCATCCAGTTGATTGCGTCAATGACCATGTTGATTAGTGCAATGATGCCGTTAAGGGGCGCTTTTGCAATGGCAACAAGCGCCGTAAAGATTCCATTAAAGATTTCCTGCACACCTTTCCATGCTCTTTCCCAATCTCCAGTAAAAACGCCACGAATAAAATCGATAATCCCATCGAAAACAGCCTTTATGGATTCCCAAACGGATTTTACCGTTGCGAAGAAGAAATTTAAGATTTCCCCCAATACCCCAAACGATTCCGACCAGTCAGTCGTAAATACACCCTGCAAGAAATCATCCACACGCTGGAGGATGGCCTGTATCTCGTCGCCCCTTGTTGCAATCAGCGCAACAAGTCCTACAATGGCCGCTATGAGCAGCACGATAGGATTTGCAATTATGAAATTTATGGCCGTTATCAGCGCCGGGATAACCGTTCCAGTTATAAAACTGATGGCTCCGGTAATTCCTGAAATAATACCTGCAATCGGGGAAATCGCCGCAATAAGACCGCCGACAATAAGGATTGTTTTCTTTACACCATCATCGAGGTTTGAAAACCAATCGATTGCATTTTGAAGCCCTGCGACGATTTTGTTGATAATCGGCAGCAGGATATCACCGATGGAAATCGCCAAGTTATTGAGCCCGTTTCGGAGGATTTTCATCTGGCTTTCGGTGGTTGCGTATCTTTTGCTTGCCTCGTTGGAGAGGGCAATATTTTCGTCCCATGCAGTATTTGCGGTTGTAACAGCATCGTCCAATACATCGGATGCAAGGGCTAACGCACGAAGCATATTAGACTGGCGAATCCCGGAGAGCCCCAATTTATCCAATACGGCGATTGTGTCCTCTCCATTTTCGTTCATCTTCCCAAGCCCGCCGATGAAAGCACTGATTGCGTCTATCGGTTCATTGCCCCACATATCTGCGAATTCAGAAGCAGATACACCAGCGATCTTTGCAAATGTTTCAAGATCATCACCGCCAGCAGACACAGCCTTGCTTATTGCGGTCATTGTTTGGGTCATTGCCGTGCCACCGGCCTCTGCGTTGATGCCAACAGAGGACATTGCGGTGGACAATGCAAGGATATCCTGTTCGGACAACCCGGCAACTGTACCAGCAGACGCAAGGCGTGTAGCCATCTCAACAATATCGCGCTCTGTTGTGGCAAAGTTATTGCCAAGGTCAACAATGGTACTGCCGAGTTTGGAGTATTCATCAGCGGTCGTTCCGGTAATGTTGGCAAATTTGGCAAGTGCAGAGGCAGCTTCATCAGCGGAAAGGTTTGTTGCTTCGCCCAAGTCGATCATAACGCGGGTAAAGTCAAGTACATCATCGGTGGCAATACCCAACTGTCCAGCAGCTTCCGCAACCGCCGCAATCTCCGTAGTGGACGCAGGAATTTCTTCTGCCATGTCCAATATGCCCTGCCGGAGTGCCGCAAGCTGCTCTGTAGTGCCGTCTACTGTTTTTTCAACGCCAGCAAAGGCGCTTTCGAATTCTACAGCCGCTTTTGTGGCTGCCACTCCTGCGCCTGCAAAGGCCAAAGATGCCGGTGCAAACTTCTTTGCAATGTTCCCGGACTTTTCTGCTATTTCGCCGGTAACCGCTGAAACCTGTGCAAGTGCCGCACGGCTCCTGGACGCTTCGGCCTGTAGGTCTTTCAGCTTTAGTTCGGCGCTGGTCAGTTCCCGGACTAACTCACGGTATTGTTTTTGGTTGATCTCCGTGCCGTCCGCCATTTCCTGATCCGCTTTCTTTTTGGCGTTTCGGAGGCTTTCAACCTTGTTTTCTGTATTTTTGATTTGTTCCCCGAGCAATTGCTCCTTTTGTTTGAGCAGGTCAATATTAGTCGGGTCGAGTTTCAGCAGGCGATTGACTTTATTAAGCTCCGATTGTGTCCCACGGATTTCGCTGTTCAGCGAGCTGATCGCTTTTGACAGTCCCTTTGTGTCACCGCCGATTTCAACAACGATGCCTTTAACATTTTCAGCCAATCTTACCACCTCCTGCGAAGAAATCACGCAAGCCGCCGGGTCTGCCCTTTATGGCATACTGTTCTGCATCATTGGCCTTTTCGATCATTAAATCGTAGACCATCCCGCAGGTCATGTCCTCCAGCGCTTCGTCAGATAATCCGAGTTCAGCGCAGCGGAGCATAAAGGTTGACCCGGTGGGCTCACGCACGGTTTGTTTTATTTTTTTTTTGGAACAGCGGTAGTCCTGTTGTTCAGGCTCCAAAGCTCCAAAATGGCAGGGAGCACTTTATAGATGGAAAACATCTCAAACTGCTCCAGCCACTCGTCAACATTGTCGGGGATGGACCCGTCATATTGCCGAGCCATGATAAAAGCGACATCCTCAAATATTTCAAGATCGCTTACGGAAAAAGATCCGTCATCGGATGTCGCTGCTGTTTGTAGCTTTTGCAAGTCTCGGACAATGTCCCGACCCACCTTGTGGCGGTAGATGCGTGGGGTCAGCGCATTAGCGCACAACCCTACGCTTTTTCCGTCGATCTCGATTACTTTGTTCATTTCAGCCTCCAGTCGTCGGAGTGAATACGGCGGTGTACCAGCCGTTCACGGTCGCCTCCGGGGTCTCCGCCGTAGTGTAGGCAAGGGAGTTGCCGTTTGCCAGCGGGGAAGCAGTGATGCTGACGGTCTGCGTCTGCGGCTCTACGCTCTCGGTCGTGGTGTTCAGCTCACGGGTAGGCCGAGTGCAGGTGCAGTTGTAAAGAACAAACTTCGTCCCGTTCACATCGCCCTCCTCTTGGAACAGCAGTGCGAAAGACTTGGGCTGAATGTTTGCATTCTCGATCATCACCTTGCTGGTGGTGTCAAGAGTATACCCGAAAACATCCTTGAGGAATGCTTCGGGGAAAACGGCAACTTCGAGATCGCCGGTGTAGCCGCTGTTCGCCACGGCTACGAAATACTGAATGTTGTCCGCATAAAACGGTGTGGTATCGCCGGAAGGCTCCAAAGACAGGCTAACTGCGCCGGGGATGGCTACGGGAGTGCCATAGGTGTTATTTTCCCCGTCGAGGATAGCGTAATGGACATTCGAGATACCGAATTTAACTTTATCAGCCATTTTTACACCTCGATTTCATAAACTACTTGGTTACACTGCTGATCTTCAATGTAACTCTCGGACTTCTGCCAAAACAGAGAGGACAAGGCCTGTTCGACTTTTCCCTCTGCTGTTAGGTCTTTATCTTTTGTGTAAAGCTCAACCTGTATATGGTTGATGGGGTGATACACCACATTGTCAGCGCCAAAATTATTGGAGTAGGAGACGCGATAGAGGATATACGGTAACTTTTGCGGCTTATTGAAGTAACCGTAAGCTACGGGCATCCTCGTCTGTTTTAACAGGGAATTGACCTCTTGCAGTGTCATCCTTTCTTAATCACCACCTTTACACGGGTTAATAGTTTCTGCTCTGCCTTTTGCTCCGCTGGGCCGATGTGGGGGAATGGGCGGGCAGAGCCTTTTGCGGTTCCGCCTGGGCCTGCGTGACCATGTTCCAGCAAGTGCGTGAGCTGGTAATCCGTTTTGTTGAAAATTCGCATACGGATATCGCTGTAGCTCTCATAAGCGACCTTGTCACGCCAACCGGCCTTATAATCGCCGGTCTGTACCGGGCTGCCGGTCACAATGTCTTGGCGGCATTCCTTTGCCACCTGCCGAACCTCTTTTTTTACGCCATCCGTAACAGCCTGGTCATAGTTTTTCAGTTCGGACAGGATTGCCGTTGCCAACTCATCCGGTCTAACCGTTTTCGACATCGTTGCCCACCTTTTCCTCAAGGTACAACTCTATTTCATCGCTGCCTGTTGCAAAATAGGTGCGATAAATGGAATAGCGTGTGCCGCGCCACTCGGCTAATTTCTGCCCAGCATAGTTGGCGATAGGAGTAACCGCCACAAGGGACGGCTGCAAGCCGTTTTGACCGGCGGAATAGAACTCCGCCCGTGTAGCGGACTGCAGCCGCGCCCAGACCTGTGTTGTGGTTTCTGTGGCAATCTGTACCCCGATATCGTTCTGCTCAAAGGTTTGGGAGATTAATGTAATGAGATCATCCAAATCAATCACCCACCTTTTGCTCAAACAGCCGGTTGTTGAGTGCCCACCGGAGCATCCGGGGCATTGCTACGACCTTTTCCCGGCGTTGCCGGTAAAGGTAGGCGGCGTACATCTCCACCAGCATAGCATCACCGGTGCTGGTGGAAAGTACGATTCCCTCGGTAGCGATATACTCCTTGGCAGACGCGATCAACGCCGACAGGTAATCGTCAAGCGCTGTTGTGGAAAGTTGCAAATCAACCTTCAAGATCACGAGGATATCAGCGTCTGTCATGCTTTAACCCCCTTTTAGGAAGCCTTGGTTACATTGACTGTGTAAACAACGGTCTCGTTGCCATTCTTGACAGTAACGGTCAGAGGATGGGCAGCGCCATCAGCCAGCCAGGTAACAGAGCCGCCGTTCTTCACATTGGCGTTGTTGTAGGCAATAGCGACCTGCGCACCGGCAACCTCGGTAGTGGCGTTTACTGCAGCAGTCGCAGCGGAAGCGGTAGCGGTGTAGCTCAGCACATCGCCATCAAAAGCAGGGCTGAGGGACAGGTTTCCAACGGTCAGAGCGGACAGCTTAGCGTTGTTGGCGGTATCAGCCGCAAAGGTCATGGAGGTGGTTACGGAAGCGCCGTTAATGTTGATCGCAACAAAAGCGCCGGGGATAACGGGCATACCGTCAGCACGCTCTTTGCCGCGGAATACGGTGTTATCCTGAATGAACTGAACCTCGCGGGATGCTTCGATGGTCATGCCGGAGCGCTGCGCCCACAGGTACAGGTCGCCATAGCCGCCAACGATGTCGCCATCGGGGATAAATTCGAGGATTTCCACATCACCGCCGATGATGGGCATGGTCATACCGTCAAAGGTGACATACCGGCCCAAAGCGGTAGCAAGGATTGCCTTGGACTGCAGAGTAGCCAGGGTCTTGCTATTCATAGCCCAGAAGCGCTCGCCGCGGGAATAGCGGGTGAAGGTGTTACCAGCAGCAACAGCCAGCGCAGCCCAGAAAGCCTCGCCGGTGGAAGCAGTGGGAATGGTGATGATGTTGGAGGTGTGCAGGTCAACCCAAGCAGGAGCATTGGCCGGGTAATCGCTGGGTTTGCTCTCCTGCGCCAGACGCGTCACAATACCGAGAGGCATCTTCTGACCAGCGCCCTTGCCGTACAGGATGGCCTTATCCTTGGCAAGGCCGATAGCCTCGGACAGCATCTCGACGATCCAAGAGGCGAGGTTTACATCGTTATCCTCCAGCAGGGAATTACAAACAGGAACATAACCGGCAACCTTGAAGCCGTCAAGAGTGATCTGGTTAAAACTGAAGGTCAGCTCATTGATGGCACCGCACATTTCAGTCCAAACGGCCTCGGGGACAGTACCGGCAATGGTCTGACGGGCTTCGCCATTGACATTGCGGATGCGGACCCGACGCATCAGTTTGGAGTAGCGATACATATTCTCGGCAATGAGGTCGAGGAATACAACAGGGATGGTCAGCTCACCACCGGTGATATCTCTCTTGCTGCGGGCAGCGTTACGAAGCTCCGCAAAGAAGGTCTGCACATCGGGCTGGGCTACGATAGCGTCACGCTGCTCTTTGGGAAGAGCGTCAAAGGCGCGCACATTCATGGGGAGGGAGCGAATGTTGATGGTATTCATGGTAAAATCATTCCTTTCGTCTTTCTTTTCTGCTTTGGGTTCAGCCTTGGGAGGATCCTTTTCGGCATTTTCCAAATCTTCCTCAAGGCCCTTGATTTCTGCGGACAGTTTTTCTTTTTCGGCGTTGTGGGCATCCTGTTCCTCGGTAAATTTGTTCATGGCGTCCTCAACAGCCTGCTGCTCCTCATCGGTGGTAGCTTCGCCGATTGCTTTTTCGATTTCAGCGGAGCGTGTTGCAAATTCTGCGTCTTTAGCTACCAGTGCCTCAAAAGCTGCTCTTTTCAGTTCCAGCTTTTTGGCAATCATAATGGATTTCAGTGCCATGTCAGCACTCCTTTCTTAGCTTTTTGAGGGCTTCGGCCCTCCATTGGTCGAGCTTGCGCTCGTTGATCTTTTCAAGGTCTTTTTTCCGAGCCTCTACCATGGTGTCCTCGTAGGCTGGGAAGGTAACGACCGATACCTCATACAGTTTGACTTTGCGAATAGTCCACACGGTTGTGCCATCTGGCCGGATTTCGGTTTCCTCGTCAAGGATGTCAAAGCCGAAAGAACATTGGGAAACATCCCCACGCTTTACGCGCTCATAGGCGTTCATGGCATCCTGATCCGCTTGATTAATGAGGATGGACCCCCAAAGGCCCAAATCGTCAACGCGGAGGGTCAGTGTACCAGCTGTTGTTCTGCCAAGCACGATTGTGGTATCATGGTTAACCAGCGCCCGAATATCATCACCGAGCGTACCATCAAAGGCTCCTCGGTCAATGCGCTCGATGGCTTTATCCCACATCCGGTATTCGCCGGTAAAGGTGGCGAAATAGCCCTCAATGTAGAGGTTTCCATCAGCAGCGCGGGTTTTGAAGTCGCCACTGCGGCTGATTGCCTGTCTTGCTCCTACCATTTACTCACCTCCTCCGTTTAGTTTTTTCTGATCGCCAAGGCGGTCCGCGGGAATGTAGTTTTCAAGGGCCAAAAGCTCATCCATTCCCTCGTGCGGAGTAAGCCCAACCCAACTGCGCCACTCGTTCCGTGTCATTGCCATGCGGTCAACCATTTCCGCGCCTGCTTTGATGGTTTCCTCCAAGGAATAGTTGTAGAGGGAGCGGACATTGAAGCGGAAAAAATAATCCGGAGATACGAGCAACTTTCGGCTAAACTCCTGCTCCAAAATCTGTGCAATCGGCATGATACGGGAAGAAATAAAGTTGTTCCATTCGTCTCGCTTGAACTCGCCAACGCCCAAAACAAAAGGCGGCACGCCAAGAATGGTTGCCACCGTCGTTTTATCCAGTTTTACGAAGTCTGCCAGCGCAAGATCAGATAGAGTAAGGGGCCTTACCTGTTCCACCGAGAATTGCTCGGCAGGAATCAGCCAAGGTTCCCCGGCTTTATTGCTTGCCACAAAATCGCCAAGGAGCTTTGCACGCCCCTCCGGGTCAGAAAACTCGTCCGTCAGAGAATCCACCTTCACGATAAGAGACGGTTTCCATTCACTGGCCATGAAACCATTTTCTGTTTTCGCCGCTTGCTTTAGGTTATTTGCCACATCAGCCAGCGCAATGCTGTACCCAGTGCCTTTCCATGGGTAGTAATTGCTCGGATTTATGGCAAAATGCAGCACATCCTTCGGGTCATAGGGTTTCCCAGATATTTCGATGCTATAATACCGTTCCCCATTCGGTACAAATGCTACAAACGCCGCCGGAATCGGGTCAAGACGCCGGAGCAGCCCCTTCCGTGTCTTTGGGAGCACTACAGCGTTCCCCCGGCCATCCAGCAGCATTGTTTTGATGATCCACTGGATAAAGTTTGACCGACCCATGTAGCTGTTCGGCTCGATATCAACCACACGAGACAGCCCATTTTTAACCCGGATATCTCCACTATCGGTGTTTTGCATCAGATAGATTGTCATACTTCCAATTAAAGACGCAATCCTATCAACAGCGGCACAGATTTCCGGGTTGTGCGCAAGGTCTGTATAGCCGGAACAGGTTAGGTCTTTCCAACCGGTTCCATCACACAGGCATACAGCGCTCCGCGTTTGGGGCTTATCCCGAGAGCGGAAGCGCTCAAAAAAATTTGCTATGCTCATTTATCACCCCACCATTTCTTTCCTGCTTTAGATTTATCCAAAGCCTCCAAGTACCGCACCGTGGCGAATACGGAGGCATCGAACACATCAATTCGGTTTGTCGGTCTTACCTTGTCGTACTGGATCATGTCGTCTGTCTTTTCGACGGCCGAGACATTCCCAACACAATACTCATATGCTTCTGAATGCATATAGTACAGCGTCCCATTTTTGGCGCTCTGCTCGATATGCCGGAAACCTTCTGATTTCCTGTAAAAATACTGCGGTTGGTCGATAATGTTAAACCCAGCCGATTTCATGCCAATGAAATACTCTCGGCAGAATTTACGGTCATGCCCCACCTGTCGTATTCGGAAACCGCGCTTTCGCATTGTAACAAACCAGTTGACAACATCGGCGTGGTTTACGGTTGGACTGTTGCACATGGTCAAAAGTCCATCATCAGCCCAGCCGAAAAGCGGTATACCATCCTCGTCGGCCTTAACATGAGCCTGCACCACAGGGAACCAAGCGTGACTGATGATGATATCCACGCCTTTGTAATTTCCAAAAAGCGCAGCCGCCGTTAGGTCGTGCATTTTTGAGAGGTCTGCACCACCGTACCAGTCTATTGGGAGCTTGGAAAGCTCGCCCAGCGTCCAGTTGTATTTTTCATCGCTTCGCCGGAATTCGTCGAGGTTGAAATAGGACTTGATAGCCCCGGTATAGACATTGAGAGACTTTGCGAAGAAATCTTTCCGCTGCTGCGGGTCATTCTGCGCCTGCAAGCTATCGTTTAGAATTTCCTCCGGCCGGATGGAAACGCCATAGGCCGGATTGGCCATCTCATGTACCAGGGGATTTGTATAGTCGATATTTCCCTCCTCATCCGGATTGGCGCAGCACATAAAGATAAAATATTGTTCGTCCTTGATGGTGCCATCCAGCACCTTTCGGCAGTATTGCAGCCGCTGCCCAAGGAAGCCCTGTTCGTTATCGCCAGCCGTGGAAATACCTATCAGCAGCTTGTTGGTGTAGGCTTTCATGGCTTCCTTAAAAAGGTTGTACTGCTTAGGCTTGGTAAAAGCGTGGATTTCATCGCAGATCGCAATATTGCAGTTAAGAGAATCCTGCGCATCCGGGTTTGCAGCCAGAGCGCGGATAAAAAACGAGCCGTCTGGAAGCTCTGCCTCCATTGAGTGCTCGTTGTTGTTGTCAATGATCTTTACACCGCCGCCATGCTTCTCGTCCTCGCCCATAAGCCGGATGTTATAATCCAGAAAATTAAAGCTTTCAAGGGACTGCATCAGAGCCGCGGCCGATATGTAGGTTTTGGAACCGCTGCGCCGGTACCACAGGGACAGCGCCCATGCGAGGGAAGCGGCAAAACTGGTTTTGATGTTCTTTCGAGGGATAAAAATAAGGGCTTCATGAAACCGCACCACATCGGTGCCTTTCAACTTAAACCCAAGAAGATTGTATATGATGAATTTGTGAAACGGCTCCAACAGGAACGGCTTTCCCCGGAGCGGTGTACCGTCCAGCTTTTCCCCCTGCTGGTGGCAGAGGGTCTTTTCGATGATTTGAATACAGAACTCCGGCCCTTTCGGCGCGAAATCGTACTCGTCATTATCGAGGTCAGCAAAGAAACGGTCAACAGCCTGCCGCAATTCCTTGCAAGCGACCTTTCTCCCGTCTCTGATGCTTTCGGCATACTCAAGGACTACGGGCCAGTTCTTACCCTTAATCTGTCTCAAGGCTGGCAAGAGCAGCGGCAAGGCCGCCCTTTTCCTCCTTTTCCTTCACTCCGCCGGTCATTTTGCGGAAACTCGATGGAGTAAGCCCCAATTCGCGCCAGTATGCCAGTGCGCTCTTGTTGAGGTCGTCCCACAGAATCAGCAGAGGGTTTTTTACCATGTTTGTGGCGTTCCCTTTGTTGGTATATTCGATGACGGACTTACCGCCGGACTTTTTGAACTCGGCCTTGGTCTTATCCCGCTGTTCCAGTATCTCTGCAAGCGTTTCTACCGCAGATTGATAAGATGGGTCGGCCGTACCGAGTTTTTCCATCTGTTTTTCGATAGTTTCAACCCATTTTTCCTTTGTCATGGCTTCCCCTTTCTCAAAAATATACCGTAGAGTTGGAAAAAGTTCCCCCCGCCGGTCCCCGTAGACAGGCGGAAGGCGCAACGGATAGGGGGGGGTATCAGTAACGGCCCCTTGCTGCTGTTGCTTTTTCCGGGTGCTGCTTGTTATGGCAGGCCCTCACACAGGCTTACTAAATTTTTATCATCGTATGCCAGCTCGGGGTATTCGTCTGCATGTTTAATGTGATGTACCGTTGTAGCCTGCACAGCCTTTCCGTACCTCTTGCATTGTTGGCACATATAGCCGTCTCGTCTTAATATTTGCAGACGCTTTCTTCTCCAGTTTGGAGAATTGTAATCAAACGGAACCATCGCCAAGGCTCCTAACTATTTCCCATTCCCTATTCGATAGCGTCCATCGTTCTGCCGCTGCTCGTTCTGCCGCTGCTCGTTCTGCCGCTGCTCGTTCTGAAAGTAAAAGACCGCCACCGAATATGGCTTTTTTCTTTTCTTTCTGCTCGTCTAACGCTGATATTTTTACACAATCGCATTTTCGCAGCTTGTATTCTACCCCTCGGCTTGCGTATGTGTTTGCCATCGCCGCCGTCAAAACATAATCCGGGTATTTGTTCTTTTGCAAAACTCTCTTTTTTTCTTTGAGGTGCGTTTCATTGGCAATTTTTATAGCATACGATAGGTCTGGCGCGGTTCTTACAACGAGGTCAGGATCGTCAAGATTTGTTACATATGCTGTTTCCACTGTTGCGCCATTTGCATAGGTTATCGTTGAGCCGGTCATAACATGGCACACATTCATTGCCAGTTCTTTTCCGGATAAGCATGTAAGCGCCGGGGCAAACAGAAAGAATGGAATGCACTCATCAAGATAATGTGTGCATATCTTTGACAAAATAGAAAACGGTGGGTTATCTACAACAACCGCACCGTTTGAATAGTCGAAGTTCTGGTAATCCCCCCCCGGATAAAATGGGCGGACAATCTTATCCTTGTCCACGCCGTACTCTTTGCAAACCCAGTCTCTTACTGCATCATACACCAGCGGAGGCGTAAAACAATCGTCAGTTGTCGTTTTGGGAGCAAATTTGTCTATAAACTCCAAATACTCTTTGCTGTCTGCTTTTTGTAAATCCATGTTCCCTCCTTTTATCATTACCCGCCCTCTCCCTCCCGGTGTCTACTATGCCGGGCTACCAATTATTGTTACCAAACCGTGGTTATCCGCTTAGTGCCTGTCTTGTTCCCGCACAGCAGGAGCGTCTGCGGCTGCTCATGGTCGCTCTCGCTGCTAGGCAGCAGCCGGGCTGCGTAGCCTCCGTACTGCTGCCATGCGGTACAGCTAACCACTACCAGCTGCTTGGTACGGATAACATTGTTGTTACTGTCCACCACGATCTTTTTGGGCTTACTGATGGTGCCTTTGTGGGTATGGCCAACAATCAGAGCGTCAATGCCCTCTATGGTGTAGCCGAAGCGCTCGTTGCGGTTGACCGTTGCACCGGTGTAAATACCGCCGCCGGAGCCATGGGTAACAGCCATCGTATAGCTGGTGATAGGGATATCTCTTGTTACCCTGCGCCCAATCTCCAGTTTGAGGAATGCTATGTCCTCGGCGTAGTAGTCCTCCATGTCCAGCTTGCACATGATATCGCCCATAATGTCTTGGTCGGTGTCCCTGGCTGTCCTCGCTTCGTGGTTACCGGATACCGCGCAGAGTATCTTATCCTTGATAGGCGTTAGCATTTCCACCATCATCTTTTTCTGCTCCCGCGGGCGGATATAATCCTCAAAGGGGCTTCCCACCGCGTTCCGGGTATTGTTGTTGATGAGATCGCCGCCAAGGATGAGATAAGCGTCCTCCCGCTCTACCCGGCGGCAGAATGCTTGCCAGCCCTCTTTATCATGTAGGATGCTGCCCAAATGCACATCAGATACCGGATATACCTTGATGGTGTCGCTCTGCGGGATTTTTCGGACTATTAAATCCATAGGTATCCCCTCCTTTATGGCATAAAGAAAGAGAGCGCCTTTCGGTACTCTCTGACTGCTTTTGGTAAGGCAGACTATTGCGAACTTGCGGTCTGCCAGCGCGGCACCTTTTTTACGAAGGTCATGTATCTTCGGCCGATGGGGTAACGGGGCATCGGCGGCCCCGTAAGAAGGAGGTAAAACATGAAGGTGGAGCACCCGATAGGGCTTGAACCTATAACCCGCTGCTTACAAGGCAGCCGCTCTGCCATTGAGCTACGGGAGCAGATTGCCGGGATTAGGGGCCCGGCTCCCCACCAGGAGGAATGTCAAGGGAAGTCTGTGTTTTACCACGATATAAGTATACACTATGTAAGGCGTTATTTTGTCCCGAATTTGTCCCAAGTTTTACAGCTCGGTCACACCGTATCGGCAAATAGCGTATCTCTTTAGTGCCTCGTCCATCCTGCGGTACAGCTCCGACCTGCTGATGTGCAGCTCGTCACATAATCTATCGATGGCATTGTACTCACGCCGCATGACGGCCACCTCAAGTATCCTGCGCTGCTGGTCGGTCAGGATAGACAGTCCACGGGCCATCTGCCGCACTTGCCACTTAACCAGCTCATGGTTGACGGTGAGGTTGTCCCTATTGCAGATGGCGTTGATGATGCGTTCCTCGGCAGTCGAGCTGCCGCCCTGTACAGGCGTGGCATCCATTGTTGATGACCTGATGCCCTCCATCCTTGTGGTCAGCATATCGATCTCGTCCTGCAGGCTGTCGATGGCCATGAGCTTTTCGTAATACCTGCCAAGCTCCCACTTACAGGTCTTTTTGTAGTCTATCATGTGGTTCCTCCTTTCTCTTGCCGTAGGAGCAGAAATCGTCCTCGTGCATCTGCGCGCAAAGTATATTCGGCTGCCCCGGTGTGCCATCTCTGTACTTGCAGTCCTTACACCGCACCACGACCTCTGCGTCTACGGTGGGCATTTCCTCCACCGCATCAGCAAGCGCACAAAAAGTTGCAAATCGTTCTGCCGTTCTTGCGTCAACAAGGCATTCTGCCATGTCGGTCTTTTCGTTAAATTTTTCAATCAAAGCGTCACCATCAATCAGACGCATCGTTGTCACCTCCGTCCATCTTTGCCCCGCAGTTGGGGCAGAGCATCGTGTTCACAATGTATTTGCTTCTGACCTTGCAAGCGGAACAAGTCCCACACATACAATCTGTAACTAATCTATTTGGTCCAATCCATTCCCACCGCCCATGCACTACCGGCGCCACATCTTCCGTTGGAAGTGCTTCAATGCGGTTTGCAATTTCTACCAAATCGTCAACAGTGTTAAGGCTGTATCTCCCACCGTCTATTGCATCATGTCCATACTGTTTGATTAGTGATATTGCTGTTTGTTTGTTAATGTATTCAGCCATTGTCAGTCCTCCTATTCCACGCTTCCGCGGCTTGTTCTTCCGTGTCGTAAATATACACACCGCCCAAAATCCCGCCATCACATTCATATTTTGCAATCGGGCAGTCCGGGTTTTCCTCATGAGTGTGGCGAAGCATAAAGCCAAGCCCACTATAGGGATGTTTTTTATATGACTCATCATGCAGATTCCCTTCTTCATCGCACAGAACAAGGCTAACTTCACCGCCACAGAACGGGCACGGTTTCAATTCAGCCATCACTCCACCTCCTGTTCCAGTTTAACCTCTCTGCCGTTTTTTGTAGATACCATATCGCACAGGTACTTAATATCCTGTTCGTCAAGCCCTAATATGTCACGGTCCCCATCGCTGTTGATTCCTTCCTTTAACAGCACGATATCTCCTAAAATCCAATTTCCATGATAGTTCGTCCCGTAAAGGAAACTGCCGAAGATGTTCCTCGGGAGGTTAAGAAGCGCCCCTTCTTCGTTGACTATCATGCAGTACGGGCGCTCCAAGCGCACAGGGCGGACAACCTCAATCCACCCTCCCACGGCCTCGCCGATGCTCTTGTGTGCAGGCTCGGAAAACTCCTGCACCCGCATCTCGTCATTTGTTGTGATTACAATCCCTTTCACTTTTCTACCTCCTTTACCGACAATGTGTCGTCTCTAATCGCTCCCTTACCACAGGAAAAATGCGGTTGGACGACCCCGGATATGTTACATTTGGAACACTCGCCATAACAGTCTGAAAACATAAGATACTGACATTGCCGACATTCTATTTTGTTTTCGTCCATTTCCTCGTACCGGCACACGCCAGGATGGTTTACTACGGGGCAAAAATCTGCAACCGCCGGGCAATCGCTGTTTACACAGACTTCATCTTTCAGCCATTTACACATCATTCTACCTCCTTAGCCATCAGCAAATCCTTGTAGTCCAGCAACAGCGCCCATATCTGTTCCGAATCGTCATGGTCGAGGGTGACTGCGCCCTCTGCGTCAACCAACGCAGCCAGCCTGTCTATGTCACGGATTACTTCGTAGTAGTCCTTTACGGTCATTGGCTCACCCTCCAAAATTCTCAAGATAATATTGCTTGCAGTCCTGCCAACCATTGTAATAGGCTGCCTGCTCCCGGCGTTCCTGTTCCTCTGCGGTGATCTCCGCCCGGGCAACTTCATCCACATGGTTCCACCTTTCGGCCGAAATAGCCGATAGAACCATTATGCAGAAAGCAGCTAAGATTATCGTAACTGCCGCTGCCGCCCAGTTCCTCATAGCGAATCCCTCCTAAATCCGAAGAATGTCTTTATTTGCGGCAGGGTCTCCAGCCTGTGGCCATCTACCGTTACTAAGGCGGCATAGCCCTGACCTATCCAGCCACGGTGCCAAATCTCCCGGGCCTCGTAGTAGTCCACGCTCTCCCGACGCTCCGTGGTTTTGCCGCATATCCTTATCTCGATGTCGATTTCCCCATCCCGGCGCTTTAGCCAATTCTTGGGACGCTTATACTTACCGGCTGCCGCCGCATCCTTGTAGCATTGCTTGGAGCAGTACTTTTGTCCCGGCTGGCCGAAATAGTCCTTCCCGCAGTATTCGCATTTCTTCGGCTCGGCTTTTTTCATACTGCTTTTGCGGGCCCGGATGCTGTCCATGGCCTTTTGGCAGTCTTTGCAATACAGCTGCCGGGGGTTGGTGCTGCCTATCGGCCCTCCGCATCTCTTACAGGGCCGGTTTTGGTCTCTCTTTATTCCATAGCGAGACAAGATTTGGGCCACATAGCCGTAATCAAGATCGAGAATTAAGGAAATCTCCCTGTTGGTCTTGCCCTCCCGCACCAGTTGTTCCAGGAGCTCCGGGTCATTTGATTTAGAACAGCCGATTTTAGCGTTATAAGACGCTTTATCGTATGACATCATAACTCACCACCTTTTCCTGCTCGGCCATCTCTGCGCGCATTTTTATGGCTTTGGTGATAGCGTTCCAGCGCTTGATAAATTCCTCGGCACTTTGCCCCTCAAAAAGCGGATTCTCCCGCTCTATTTCCGTTCCGTGTTTACCCATTGTGTTACCTCCTCTATGTCAATTTCTGTTCTTGGGTTTTGGGGGTCATATGCCCCACGCAGCCGCAGCTCTACATGGTCAAAGCTGTCGTCCGCTATCACGCCTCGGTCGGTCAGACCGTCCATCAGCATCTTGCCGTTGTAGTTGTCCGGGTCGTGCCGATGTTTGGTCGGAAAGTAGTAGGTGATGGTAACTATCGCCTTGTCCATCGGCTTTTGCTTTTTGCAGCACGCTCGCATTAAGCCGATCCACCGCTGCTTTTCAGCCCGGTATTCCCAACCGTTCAGCCGTCCTGCGTACTTGTTCAGAGATGGCGGAATTTCGGGGATCGTGATTTTCATGGCGTTCCATCCTTCCGGTAAATAACCAGCATTGATGGGAATGGTGCGCTATTCTTGCTGTTACCAAACTTCAACCGACCTCGGATAAACCTTATTTCCGCCTTTCCAAGTACAAAATCGTGAAACCATTTGGTGTCCGTTCTTGCTGGCACTAAACAAACCACCGTTGCGCTGCTTTCGTATGCCTTCTTCATCCATTTCTCAATTCCCCTGCCATAAGGTGGATTGCACCAGCACACTCCTGTCCAGATCTGTTTAAGCCCGTTTTGCTCCGGGGTGTAGAAGCGCTTGCACTTTGCATTTTGCTTGATGGCACACACATCTGTTTGAAATCCAAATTCTTCATCAAGCTTATCAAACAAATCTTTCGGTGTTTCCCACATATCCGTAGTGCTTGAAAAAAGAGCATTGTTTATCATGCGTTCTCCTCCATCATGCGCTGTGCCAGCCCTATGTCGTAGCTGGGCAACTGCTTCACCTGTGCTGCTCCCGTCAGCTTCTGGCGTACCTCTGCGGGCATTGCCAGCAGCTTCCGTTCGCTTTCCGCCCTTGCCCGGTAGCTGCGCATAAAGTTGGACTGCACCACGCTCTGCACTGTCCCGGTGTCCATGCTGGCCCATTCCCGCAGCTGGGAGGGGTGTCCTACCAACCGTTGTAGGTTCTCTGGCAGGGCTGCAAACTCTTTCTCGCTGTTGTAGCTGCTGTTCCGCAGGGCCTTTGCAATCAGCGCCCACGCTTCCCCCTCGGAGAGTTCCGCCGGTCTGCTGATCTCACCAATAGCGGCCAGCTTTATAAGCATTTCTTGCAGCATCAATAGAAGCAGCAGTACTTTCAGA